CTCATAAATTTAAAGTTAATGTTTATTATCCGGCTACAAATGTAGCGAAACTATCCCGGTTCGGGATGAATAGGGATAGATTTTTCAGTAACAACCATTTAAAACATAGAAATAGATGAAGACATTCAAGTTAGTACAGAGAACAGCCGCAGCAGCAGGCCTGCTGATCGCACTGAAGATGGTGGACAACCTCCAGCCCTCGGACAACGAGCTGCTGGGCGGTATGATGCTGGTAGTGATGTGCGCCATTGTGCTGATAAGCGACCGCATCAGCCACGATCACCACGACGGAAACGGCGGAGCGAACCTCCAGGCAAGACCGGAGGCTTGACAAAAAACAGAACGGAGCAAGCAAAGAACCTTTCCGAAATATTCAGGAT